TGTTTAACTACAATATTCTTTTTCTGTTCTTATTTTACAGGGAGTAATCTTCTGACTTATGTATTAGGACCAGCTGTTGATGGTTGTGTTGGCCAGACAACATCATCAGGAGTTTTATCTTTATAAGTTTGAGGGATATCTCTTATAACTTGTCTATAAGCAGCCCACTGTGCTTGATCAACAGTTGCTCCAGATGTCATTGTCCAATCTGTATCTCTTAATATTTGATCTCTTGTAGATCTGATATCATCCCAAGTTAATTTATTATCAGCCTTCTCTGCTGTGTTTCCCTCTGCTACCCACGCAAGGTACTTTTGGTAGTCGGTGTTTGCTTCATCAAATGGTATAGAAGCATTATCACTTTTTCTTTTTATAAATGGTATTTCTTCACCATTAAAAAGAGGGTACTTTTGATAACTCATAATTCTGCCTCCGCTGTAAAATGCCAATAACATCTAGTATCAGTGCTTGTTACTGCTGATGTTTCTACACCACAACCGTTAGCTCCTTGTTGTAAAACTGTCATTGTTACATTACTTGAGGTATCAGGAAAATTACATTTACCTGAGTTTCCAGATAGATCAAAAGTAGTAACTGTAGGATGAGCTCTTTTGGTTACCTTATATCGAATTGATGCTCGTGTTGCATGGCCTGCATTATTCACACCAGTTAATCCTCCATTATTATTACATCCAGAAGATGTAGCTGTTCCCGCTGTAGTGCCAACATCATAAGATTTTTCAAAATACCTCTGACATAAAGCAAGCTCCTGACCGAATGACCTATGCTCAAAATCTGTTGCCACGCTGCCTACTTCTAATTGAACTCCTGTAATCTCCCATGTTGCATTATTTGTTGTATACCATGTTGTTGTATTGTCTGGCACATTTTGACTAGAATTGTGAGTTTCCCATTGATTTAAATTAACAGAGTTGCTTGTATGATCTGTTCCTCTAAAAAGATAAAATCTAAAATATAATCCAATACCATTATCATTATTAAAAACTAAATTACTATTGCCGGGAATTGTTTTTGTAACTTTAGTCCAAGTATCAGCACTTAAAGAACCTGTTTCAAAAGCATACCTTTGTTTAGGATTGTCATCACTTAGAACTCTTACATAAAAGTTTTGTGCAACACTAGATTTTACCCAAAAAGATAGAGTAATAAAACTAGATGCTGATGTATAATTCCAACCACTCTTTGCAATATCTTGTGATTCTGTTTTATAATTTATCAATATATAATCTGCTGCACCTGCTCCACTTGTTTGATTTCCATTTGTTATTTTTAATGATTTTCTAAAACCTAAAGTATATGGTGTAGTTCCAGCAGCAACATCAGCTTGTTCTTGTGTTGGTGCTTCATCAGTACCAGAATGTAAAACTAAAAATCTATCAAGTGTTGCAAAACCACTAGCTGTAGATGATGTACCACGTTGAGCTACTTCCATAGCTCCATTTATAATTAAATTTTTATTCTGTCCTACTTTCTTTTTAAGTTCTGTTCCTAAGTTAGAGGTTTTTACATTTGTAGAAAGCCTGTCTGAACTTACTGTATTAAGAGCCATTTGTTATACCTCCTTAAGTTTGTTCTAGGTAACTTACAGCTACATCCAGAGCAGTTGCCGTCCCTGATCGTACTCGCAGGACATCACTTGACTCCATAATTATTTTCGATCCACTTATTATTTCTAATGATGCTCCTGCTGGAACTGGAGCGTTCCTTATTATATAAACATCATCTCCTGTGTTTGTTACTAAATAAACATCAACCTGAGCACTTGCTCCTGTCTTGTTTGAAACTAAACAACTTAAAAGAACTAAAGTTGCTGAACCACCAGCTGTTACGACGTTAGTATTAGTACTACTAACAGCGTCTGTAACAACACTCGATTTAGTATCTATTTTAAAGGTGTTTGCCATATTATCCTAAAGCTAGTATGAGAGCGAGTTGATCAGGCGAATTAAATGTCCCAGTAACATTCAAGCTTCCTGAGATAGTTAGATTGCCATTATTTGGAAGTGTAACTGCACCAGATGAATCTATTGTAAGCCTTGCAAATCCACCAGTTACTAGTGATATCTGATTGAGACCTGGACTGATTATTCCTGTATCAGGATCTCCAGCGAATTTTAAAGCACAACTGGATAGTGAACCTAATGCAAAATTAGTATTAGTTCCATCTTCTCTTAATAAAGGGAAGCCTCCAGCCTGTGTTGCATCATGAATACATACAGTACGTTTCTCAGTATCTACAGTTACTTCACCTACTGCTCCTGTAAAAGCAGAATGTTGACCTGTTGTTCCTCTTCTAAATTGTACTTGGGTTGCCATAATACTATCCTAAAGCCACTGCTATTGCAGTAGCAAAACTTTCTGTGCTTACCGTGCCATCCGAAGCCGGTAAGGTAAGAGTTACATCAGCTGTTGCAGCTGGTCCTTTAAGAGTTGCGGAATTAGTTCCGTTATCTGTATCTTCTTTAAAGATAATGCTTCCAGCTGAAGCAGAAGATCCTGTTAACACTGGTGCAGTCAAACTTTTGTTGGTTAAAGTCTGTGTTCCAGTAAGAGTTGTAACTGTGCTATCTATTGCAACTGTAGCAGTAGTCCCAGTTCCGCTTGTATCTATTCCAGTGCCCCCTGCAATTGTTAGTGCCTCCGAATCTAAATCAACATCGAAGTTACCAGAATCTGTTTGTACATCTAGATCCTCTGCTGTAACCTGATTATCTACATAAGCTGTTGTCGCAACCTTTGTAGAGTTATCATTTGCTGATTGGGTAGTTGCTGTTACTCCGTTGGTCAATACTCCAGAACTAGCGGTTAAGCCACCGAACAAGGTATCTCTTGTAGCTACATCAACTCCATCTACTGTTCCTGTTACGCTGATATTGCCTGTTGCTGTAATATTTCCATTAGCCATATCAACCAAAAATCTATTAGCAGCATTAGTCGTATCTCTTATAGCAAAAGAACCATCACGGTTTTGAATTATAAAATCAGGATTTGCACCAGTATCTACAAAACTTATACCAGGTTGTGCATTTTCTACTACTATTGCTGCTGAAGTAGTCATTGTTCCATCTGCAGAAAATGTTGTCCCAGTGCCAATTGACGTAGATCCTGTAAGTGCAGGACTAGTTAAACTCTTGTTGGTTAAAGTCTGTGATCCTGCAAGAGTTGCAACTGTTGCATCAATAGCAAAAGTAGCTGTAGTTCCTGATCCACTTGTGTCTATTCCTGTTCCACCAGTAAGTATTAATGGTTCTGAATCTAAATCAACATCAAAATTGCCTGAATCAGTCTGTACATCTAAATCTTCAGCAGTGATCTGAGCTTGTACATAAGCCTGAGTCGCTATAGTTCCATTTGCATCTGGAGCAGTCAGTGTTCTTGTAGTGCTTCCAGATATTCCTGAGCACTCGAAAGCAAGCTGTTTTGTATTGTCTGAATTGTCTCTAATTCTAAAGCCGTTGTCATTAGTTACAACAGCATTAGAAGTTACTGAAGCTAGACCAACAATCGTCGTAGCACTACCACCCAGGGCAATGCCAGTAGTACCAACAGTAACAGAACTGTTTGCAAGTTGGGCGTTAGGGATAGCATTGGTTGAAAATTCTCCTGTACCTGAGTTATAAGTCAATCCTGATCCGGAAGCAACACTTAGTGTGCTTAACAACGCAACAGTTCCTGTTGCATTAGGTAAAGTTATTGTTTTATCTGAACCGGAAGCATCAACTGCTGTAAGTATTATCTCATTGCCATCAGCTGTAGATCCTTCAAATGTAATATTTCCACTTGCAAGAGTTATAGAGTTAGCACCATCGACTGTGCCAGAAACAAGTGTAGTGGAAGCTAAGGATGTAAGCCCTGCAAAAGTACCTTGAGTAGCTCCAAGAGCAACATTTGTACTTCCGATTGTTATAGATGAGTTAGCTAAATTACTGTTAGCAATTGAAGACCCAGTTGATAATATTGTTCCTGATTCATTCGGTAAGATAAGTGATTTATCTCCACCTGTTGCATCTGCAGCAGATAATATAGTTTCATTTGCATCCGCAGTTGAACCTTCAAAAATTACCTGGCCAGATTGTATATTTATAGCATTTGCAGCACCAGCACCAGACCCTACAATAAGATCAGACATTACAAGTTGTCCTAATCCTGCAAAGTTTGTGACTGTTGATCCAAGTGCAACTGCAGTGCTTCCGATAGTTACATCATCGTTTGCTAGTTGAGAGTTAGGTATTGCACTGGTTCCAAACTCTCCTGTTCCAGAGTTATAAGTTAATCCAGAACCACTGGCGATACTGAGATGTGCTCGCACTTCAGCAGGTGATGGTCCTGTATATGTGATTACTCCTGTAGAGTTATTGTATGCAAGACTTCCATCTCCTGAAACATCTGTGACAGAGATAGCTGCTCTTGACCTTGTATCTGTATAATATAAATTTGTATTTTCAGTAAGATCGGCTGTAGTGTT